AGTAAGTATGACAAAGTTGTTGGTTGGATAACAGAATCTCAATTCGTAGCCTTAGCTGCCGAAAAAGGTTGGGAGAAAGTTACTCAAGGTGAATCCAAAAAAGAAGAAGAAACTGATTTACCCCCGACTTTTGAATTGACGCCTGAGGAAATAGCTAAATTCAAAAAGAAGAAACCTAAGAAGGCAAAGAAAGATCGAACTCACATGAGTAAAGCTAAGCAGATCCAGCAAACAGATGCTAAACATGCCGGTGAAGCTGTCGCATTCCATCAAGGTTCGATCCTGTCAAACATACGCGACAACCGAAATAGGCAAACCAATTACATCGATTATTCGAAATCAAAAACTTTCAATGACATAGAAGTCGCGCACATTAAACAATTGGACATTTTGACCAAGAAATATAAGTTGGATGGTGCTGTCACAGATGCCCAGTATGAATTAATTAATGAATCTGGTGCTGACACCTTAGAATTTAAGTGGGGCTCATTCAACCCAGTTGTCTCTGCAAAGTGCTACACTAGCTACGATTCAACACTTGGTAATTTGAAGATCAAGATGCTTGTTACTGGCTTCGCAAACCAAGTTGGTATCAATAGAAATGTACGCACCACTAATTTGATGATCAAACAGCAGACCAAGAAGAATGATGGCCATTTGTTCGACTTCATCAGACGTTGGGGTGACCCGATTGACCGCATACCTAAACCTAAAATTACTGATAAGACGCCGCCTGAAGAAGCCAAAGCACTTACGATTGAGTACGAAGAAGCAGTTGCAGCCATGCGGAAAAGATTGTCTCTCAATGGTTATTGTCTGTTGAATGCTCTGTATGACGGCCTATTCCCAGAAAAACCCCCCATCAATGATGAACTCTACAAACAATGCTCTGACAAAGTTCACAAACTCGTCTTCAAGATTGATAGTGGTCTCTTGAATCTAGAAATTTTTTTGCGCTATTTCAATTTCATAAATTTTATGTTAGTCAAGAGGCCTAGGGGTGAACAATACTCTAAATCTTCCTTTTTCTCACCGCGGTTTGTGCTCAATGCTCCAGTATGTTGTATAATGCTTTCAAATCAACATGCCATCGGTTGCTTATCATTTGCCAAAGGGAAAATCACGCGTAATTCATTAGGTTTGCTGACCCAGTTACATCATAATGTTTCCAACCTCAAACCCACAGAGTTTGAGATAGACAGCTATGGTTCTGAGACCGATCTGCAAAAGCTCCACGCCGCACTTGAATCCACCTTGACTGTTGAGGAATTTGAAGCTTCTGTTTCCCAAATGTCTGGGACTGTCTTCGCCTCTATTTTGAATTCAAAGAGTGTTGAACTCTCAGTTTCTGATGAGAAAATTTACAAAGCTGCTATGGAAGCTGAATTGTCAGTTGACCAATTCTTTGATTGGATTTGTGAAGGAATTCAAGTTGGCCCCAATCGTGTAAAGATGCTTGATGAACTGAGTCATGGTAAATTTACTCAACTTGGAGTGTCAGGTCTCGTAAAGACTTGGACTAGGAATAGATTTGATTTCTATGAGACTGTCAGCAAAAGACAACATCTTGCCGGTTTCAAAGACTGGTTTGAATGTTCGCGCTTATTTGATTGTTATTATGAAGACCCTAAGACAGTATCGAGGAATTTAGTTCAAGCAGCACTTGTCACTCGTAATTTGCTCATCCATATTATTGATTCTGCTCACTCAGCGGAACTTCCTGATGATGTTAAATCCAAAATCACCAAAGTGCCATTGCAACCACCACAACCACAGAAGGAACCTGAGAGACCAACCGCATCAGTTTTTAAAACTTTTTCTGATTGGATGTTGATCAGCGACGTAATCTGCGGTAAACATCGCAATGTCACTGTTAGAAATAAGAACTTCGCCAGTTTTTTACGGAAGAGGTTGCCCATCAATTACTCGTGGGTCAAGAGCAATTCTACCGCCCTTCGAGTCCTTGAAGCAGTTCATTATTCAGATGGTTCACCCGATGATATAAGATGCC